ACATTATTTTCATACATAAATTTTGCAGAGTCAACAGATTGAGAACAAATCCAATTAAATCTTTCAATTAGCATATCTTTTGCTTCATTAATTTTTTTATCAAGAATTTCAAAAAATGAATCTACTATATCTTGCTCTCTTGCTTGATTAGGCTCTGGACTCCATGCATTAGCATTTTCTTTTGCTTCCATAGCAAGAGTAGGCATAATAATTGTTACAGGACAAATATTTCCTCTTCCATCTTTTCTTTGACCAAATCCGTTAATATCCCAACCATTAGCTGTGCGACAGCCCATTGTTGAGAAATATGTACTTGGGTCATTGCGGTCATAACCTGCATTCCCGCTCCAATCAACATTAGCATAATTTGGATATAATCTTTTAGCTGTTGATTCAAGAGCTAATCTATATAAATCATAGTTAGGGGTTCCAGGTCTATCATTAACACCTTTCATATACTGAAAGATACCACAAGGAAATATTGAAGTTTTATGCAATTTTCCAATTCCTTCTTTTGAAACTTCCAATAATGCTTTAGTTATCATACGACCTTCTAGTAAGGTGCAAGTACCATAGTTAATTGAAGTAAAAGGTAATTGGTTGCCGCTTCTTGACTGAAGAGTATTAAGATTATGATACATTCCTTCAACAGCTTGATAGATTTCTTTTTCAGTTTTATCCATAGCATATTTATATGCTTTTGGAAAAATAGTATATAAATCAGAATCAATAGATGTTTCGTCTGTAATATAACCGTTTTCAAAATCTTCAAGACCTAATTCTTCAATATAAATCATTCCATCTTTATAATGTTTATAAAATGATTTTCGCACATAAGGAACCATAGTCCAGTCTAAATGCGTCGCAGAGACACCCGTCTCGTCCCATATTTCTATGGGGACTGACTATATCTTAACGAGTTATTAAACTCGCAAAACCCATTTCAAATTGCGTATCAATAGCAATTTTACTCCTCCGATTCGAGGATAGTCGATACAGGCTTATAATTATTTATATCAATAATCTCATTATTTAAAATCCATTGCTTTTTTGTTTTTTGATAAATAGGAATATGAGAAAATGTTCTTGTCAAAACTCCTCTAAAACCATCTTTAGAATATTTATTTCCATATTTATCAAATGTTTCTTGTAATGTATGATTAACATAATATTTACGAGCTTCTAAAACTTGTTCTTCTGTTAATATAGCATTACCATTTTTACTTCCTAGATTAGCCTTTTGATGTTTATGTAATTCAATATTTTCTTTTGTATAAACATCATCCATTATTCCTTGCCATGTGGTGCCATCCCAAATTTTTTGAAAACCAGAATAAGAAATTCTATCTTCATAAAGTTTCCAACATTCTTCACATCTAAGTTCACCCATAGCATAAATTTCTCTAATTTGAACAACTTCATCGTAAGTTAGTTTAGCTGCAGGATTAGCATCCCATTGATTTGATTCTCCACCAGCAGTAAGATTATATCCTTTATCGGGATTCTGAGAATCATATTGTTTAATATATTTTCTTTCTAACTTTCCTAACTCTTTAAAGTCATCTGTTGAATCTATTTGTTCTATTGAGAAATTTTCTAATCCATATTTTCTCATTGACCTATATAAATGTTTTTTATTTTTCTCATTTCTTCCTTCTGTTAGATGCTTTTTCCATCTATATTCTAAAGAACAAGTTGTGAGTCCAATATAAATTTTACCATTTATATTATTTGTGATTTTATAAATTATCAAATTATCATCTCCTTTAGGGAGATTATTGAGATTAAATAATTATTTTCCCACGGGACTACCATATCTAAAACATAGACTTAGGCTCCCCCGTTAGCATATATACCATTTGTTTGGTGTATATATACCCCTGTGATGAACAGGTAAAGGTTTAACAGGCAGTTTTTAATCTACCAAATTGCTGAAGGGATTGTAATTGAAAAATAACAGCCACTAATTGAAAAGCTGTACTTACAGATTGTGCAGGGCGCACATCTGTTTGTCTGGTATTAAATCCATTTGCCAATAGTGAGTCAAAAGGAATAGAAAGACAGTTATGGTCACCAACAGGATAATGAGATAAATCATGCACATAAATTTCATTATTTAAGTGATTATTTTTTGCCATAACTGACATACAATAATCCAACGCATACTTTTTCATAACCTCATCACTAGCAGAACCTATTCTTCCACCAAAAGACTTTTCATCAAGATTAGCATTTTGATTTTCAACATTAGCCGCAGATATTTTGTTAGAAATACCTTTTATAATTTCACTATTTCTTTCTCTTGCGCGAGTTCTTTCATTACGATAAGTGATGTATGCTCTAGCAACGTCTTTACGTTTTGTACTCATAAGACCTTTTTCAACCATATCTTGAATTTCTTCTACATTAAGAATATGGTCTGCATTTTCTGCCTGTTCTTGAATATAATCAGCTATATTTCCAGCTTTTGCATATGCGTAGTCACTTAATTCTCCATCAACCTCTTTAAACGCTCCAAATATCGCATCAATTATTTTATTTTGGTCGAATAGCTGTGTTGTGCCATCACGTTTTTGAATTTTCATAAATACCTCCTATGTATTTAAATTATATTAAGGATTTTACTATAAATATGAAATTTTTTTAAAAAAGATTAATTTGCTATGACCAATTCTTTTAAAATACCTTTCATTTGAGATACTATTTCTTTTTCATTTGTATTTTTATTATTGTTACTATATACTATATAGTCAAAATCTGCGTCAGAAAAATCTTTTTTATCTGCAAGAAATCTTCTGCATATTTCAGAACAATCTGGATTCTTTTCTCTTTTAAGAGAGCGAAGTAATCTATTTTTATCAGAGCAATATACATAAATAGGAATAACATTTAATCGAGAATCTTGAAGTAAACACTCAATAGCTTGTGGATTAAAGACTCCAATATTAATTTTATCTTTTTGAAGTGCGGAAATCGCTGTTCCATAGAACCATTCATTGAAGCTTGTAGCTTCTAACATTGAGCCATCTAGTACCATATTAGCGAACTCCGCATTACTAACAAAATGATAATCAACATTATCTACTTCTTTTTCTCTTGATGGTCTAGTAGTATAAGACACAATTCCATTTATATTATCCATATTATTAACTATTGCTTTTTTAATAGTATCTTTCCCTGCGCCACTCTCTCCGAATAACGCAAGGATTGTGTATTTTTTATTCTCCATTATCTACCTCTTGATACAAAATACAAATTGAATGGTCTCCATATCTAGCTTGTTCATATTTAAATTTTAATATTTCAATATTAGGATGTTCTTCAATCCATTTGTTAAATTGTTCATCAGCGTTGTCATAAAAACAATTTGAACTAGTTCCAAAGAAAATTTTAGTTTTATATTTAATCATTATTATTCTCCATTATTTACTTCAAATCTTTCATGTCTAAGTTCCATATTTCCATCTTTATCTATATTTTCTATTATATATAATTGATGCGTTGGAGTTGCCTTATAGGTTTTTCCAACAAACGTATCTTCACGCCTAAAGCCTGTTACCATTATTTTTGTGCCTCGATTGAACCAACCTTTTTCTTTAACCTTCTTGCTTCCATCTTCTTGAATTTCAGAAATTTGGCGGTTATACATAGCATAATATTCTTTAGTAAATTTAACATTTACAACACCAGTAGTGGTTAAAACAGAGACTGAAGAACGTGTATCATTTTTACCAATAACAGTTCCAATTATTTTATAAGTTTTATAAATAGGAATTTCTTTACCATTTCTTTTAAAGAAATAATCTACTTCAGGAGTTTCTGACATTTGAAAGAAATCTGATATTCCATATTTTTGGATATTAACATCTTTAAGCTCATGTTCGTGATAATAAAAACATAAACTTTCCATTTCCCATGCGGAAATACTGCCTTGTGCGTATTTATCCCAAGTTTCTTGGAATAAAAGATAGTTAAATTCTTTTAAAACCTCACTTTGATGCTCTCCAAGCCAAGCTCGCGCATTATCCATTTCTTTTTGATAAATTTTATCCCATTCAGTTTGTAAGATACAAGTATATCCATTTATTACTTCTAATGTTTCCATATTAAAGAATTGAGAATAAAACCTTTCGCACGTTTCATCAAAAACATAATATTTATTAACTTTTTTATTAGCTTTTAAATACTTATTAAAAATGAATA